CCTATAACTGCTGTAGTAATAGTAGCTGTTGCTATTACATGTCCGCCTGTTGCCGTATGTTCTGGATTTAAAGCTGCATACCAATCTTCAAACATCGAACCCGTTACTACTGCTTCAACTACCGCACCCGATGAATGAGCCTGATTAGTTGAACCACCCTGTCCCCTAGTGATGGTAAGAGTTTGCCCCGCAACATTGGTTACCTTCACATATTCCCATAAAGAGGTTGCCTTAAGGGTACCGGAAGAGTCAACTCTGTCAATAACAAGATAGCAAACGGTGGGAATTTTAGAGGCATCGGCCACGTCCATTGAAGTAGCCACGTCGGTTATTCCGCTCGAGAGCGTTGTACTGATATTTTCATCTATACTCGGTAGTGGAAGTCCAGCTGCCATAATAATAAAAAAACCGCCTACTTGGCGGCTTGAGATATAATCTTAACCGTCTATATTATAAACCCTTATTCAAGAACTTGCAATAGATTTTTATTGACTTTATGCAACTCGTGTCATGCTAAAACTGACGGATTTAGGCTCAAACTGTCGCCCAAGATGACGGAATAATTCCGGGTCCAAGCTCCTGTGCCTCTATTTGTATTGCTAAAAGTTCATATTTATCATTTGACCCTGTTGTAGTACATTCTACCTGTAGAGTCCTTCCAACTTTATTAATTCTGGTTCTTTTTGCTAAATCATTGCTTCCACCCTGATTACCGGCACCCAAAGTGTTTCCCCACTTCATAAATCCCCACCTATCAAATCCCCAACCAACACCTGAATTGGATGCTTCAATACTGAACGATTGTGCCGAAGCTACTGCACCCTCTCTTGTTTCCAAGATAATATTGACAAAAGGCGTACCCGCTACATTTCTCCAGTTGGAATACAAATTTTTCATTTGTTTAAATCTGAATGGATTGTCAAAAGCTGTTTTTTTGGTTAAGAGAATGGTTTGGATTTTAACTCCCTTGTCATTTGAGGTAGCGTTAGAAAATTCAGTAACAAAGTTATCATCTGAATCTCCCCAGATTAGGTTTTCTTTATTGTTGCCATCGTAATAGATTTCGTAAACTGCTGGGGTAGCCGGATAGGTATTCGGTCCCATCCATGCTAGGCGTTCCCTGTCATAGATTATCTCTTTAGTATTCTTACTGGCAGACGTGGCGGGGAAAGCTAGTCTATATTTATTTCCAGCATAAATAGCGCAAGCCTGTTCGAGTTGCGAAGCCGTTAGAGTATCAAAAATCGGTCTAATTCTGGCTGAGACTTCATTGGTACGAAGAACATTTAAGAAATTAGGCTCATTTCCGAGAGTGTAAACACCCCGTCGGGAAAGGAAAAAGACGTCATTTTCCACATACCTTATTGTTCTATGTGAAACCGCTCCAACTCCTCGCATAATCATTTTAACTGTCGGAACGACAATTCCATCGGTTGAAACAGAAAGGGTTATAGACCAAATACTTCGTTCCTTAAATACCACTATTGCATCCTGATATTCGATTAAACCCTTAACCTCGTCTCCAGCGTCCTTGTCTATATCAATATACCCTCCACCAAATCTCCAATTAAACTTATCCACATTTTCTCCACCACCAGACCAAGTGATGCGAGATGGATAACCTTGGATGTTGCCCATGACTAATTTGTCTTTATGAGAGATGATAAACTTAGCTATCGGGCCACTTGTAGTGTCTGCTGCCGAGGGAAAGACTAGATTAGACGGATCGGGCACGCCCGCATAGTCAAATCTCAATGTAGATGGATCAACCGAAGTAATAAACCTTTCATCTCCTTGATCTACTCCATAAATGCCATATCCTGCCACCGCTGATGCAGGAGAGGAAGTAGTCCAAGTTACCCTTAAGGTAGTATTAATTAAATCCTGTGGGGTATTAGAAACTAAAACCGCATCTGAAGCGATAGTTTCTCCAACATTATTATATGCACTAATTCTAAACGAACGGGTAAAAGTACCCGACACACCCGAAAGATTGGTAACTTGTATTCCTGTTGGTTTACTTAATTGCGTAAAGCCATAAATCGAAGCTCCATCATACTTTTTGAGCGTATCCATGCCATTAACGACATAAACGTGATTGTAAACCTGTACCATATCAGCGTTATAACCCGAAGAGAAAGAAGCACCTAAAATGTTGGTATAAGAAGCTCCGTTTTTCTTAACTAGAATGCCCCAATCGGATAAAGCTAATAGTTCGTTAACTCCCGAAGCACTTGAAGCGAACAGGGCACCTTTTAATCCCCTAACCCGTTGTGAGCCCGTGGCAACCGAGGGAGCAGTTAAAAAGTAATTGGCCGAACCTTCTCTTTTGGTAGGGACGCCTTTTCCTACGAGTTTAAGATTATCGGCCTGAGCAAGCTCGTTGTCTTTAATTTCGGTCTGTCTTAGAAGAGTGTTTAATCCACCCTTAAAATCCTGCCAGTCTAGTTGCAGTGTTTTTGGAGGTTTATATGCTGGTTCACGGAAATCAAAATTTGACACACTATTGTTCCTCCCTTAATTGTTCCCAAGCATTGAGGTATTTTTGATATTTACTTGGTCTTTCAGGACTTATTGGTATATTTACAGTTGTCTGTGTCATTTCACTACTAGGAATAATATAAAACCAATCATGGTCAACACACCAACAAATCAGGAAATCTATATTTTCTGGTTGAATCTTTGGTCTTAGGGTAATATTTCTAGAATTAACATACTTTTTTCTCCTCGTACAAAATAAATATGCTGGATATTTATATCCCCTTGTATTACTATACTCACTTCTACTAGTTTTTACTTGGATTCTTTTATTTCCCGGTATTGTAATTAAATCTACTCCCGCATTGTCTATTGCCATCTCGGCAACATTAATACCTCTTAAAAGAAGTTCTGACGCAACACGATATTCTCCAGCCTTACCCGTATAGGGACCAAATGTATCTCCTAAATGCTTACTATTATTCATATCTAACCATCTCTTCCAATCCTGAATGATTTTCTTTCAAGCTGATTCGGTACGCTTCTGTCTTTATAAGCTAATCCTAGAGAGGATTCATTTTCCATCATTCTAGCGAGTATTTTATCTGCCTCAACCTTAGCTTCTGGGAAACGACCGTCTTCCCTTCCTTTGTAGATATAATACAAAGCTCGCTGTACGACATAGGTTGGGTCTGGGACTTCGATAATATCCGTAGCTGCCGAGAGTGTCATTGGACTCTTGTAATAAGTAAATTGTACTGAAGCACCACTTACAAGTCCTTGAGCATGAATATAGATAGACTTTCCATCTTTGGAGTTATCGAATACATTGATAAACTGGTCTGAATCTAAGTATTGATTGTTCGTAGAAGGGTCGATTACTGGAAAAGGCGTAGTAAAACCACCGATTAAGGGGCGGCTGTCTAACTTCTTGAAATTAACAGGTAAACCAAGCGTAGCAAAGCCAGTAGTTGTTACATTACTGTTGTATACCACCTTAAGAGACTCCCATTCGTTTGAATTATCAAAATCAATGAGAGCCCGATTAAGAGCATTCTTTCGGATATTCCAATCTTGACCTCCCACTGTTGGAGCGGTAGGCGATTGATCCATCTCGGAAGCTATTAATTCTTGGGCATCTTGTAAGGTATAAGCCATACTAAATTAAAACATGCCATTATGAAATAGCACATCTTAGAATGTTGCTGCTCCTATAACTCCTGCTGCTTTAAATAAGGGAATATATCTTATTTCCCCAACACCCACGGTTACTGGAATTGCATAATCTGTATTAGCCACCGTTGTTAAAACGATTGAAGTACAAGAAATAAACCCTCCATCGAATTGCATTAAAGCTCCCGATGCGATAGACGAACCCAATATCTTTAAGGCTGCGCTGGTAAGATTACCGTTTACGCTTCTCCCAACAGTTAATGCCGGGGTTGTAGCTGCTGCGGATTTGAATTGTACGACACCCGCCGTATCTTCTCCACCATCACCAAAGACTTTCATGCCGCCTTCTGATGCTAAATCATAATTTACTGCCATGTTATTAATTCACCTCCTTTACTTAAGATTTTCACAAAAAAAGCACCCTTTCGGTGCTTCTTAGTGTTAAACTTGAAACTCTATATATTATACTTCATTAGTAAAGTCTATTCAATAGATTTTAAACCACGGGATTTCTGGCACTTGAATAAACCTGAGCCACATCTCCTGCCGTCATTGCTGTTCCATTTAATAGGAAGACATCATCTAGTTGACCAGCATATTGAATAGAGTTAGAACCAGTTAAACATCTAGCTCCTATTCGTGGATAGTTTGTAGCGTTATAAACTGGGGCAGAAGCCCAAGATAGTGGTGTTACATCAGAAACCCCGTCAACATATATTCTCATGTATGAACCATCCCAAGTACAAACTACAAAATGCCAAATATTATCACAAACATTTTTACCATTTGATAGTAAATCCCCTGCACTAGCACTATTATTACCAAGGTAAAACCTCATTTTGTTATCGTTATGTACAGTTATTTCTATTCCTTGTCTATACCCTGAAGTATTAGTTGAAGCAGACTGAAAAACACACCCATAATCTCCAGTATTTGATTTCCTTAACCAAAATCCTATCGTAAACGCCCCAGTAGGTTGAAAATCAGCATGGTCTACACTTGAATACGCACTACTATTTCCTAAAAATATACTTCCTCCAAACTTAGTAGTTAAAGAGGTAGGAGTTCCTATTGCCGTAAGAGTGTGGGCGTTTGCTGTACTGTCAGTTAATTGTGCTCCATCTTCAAATCTATAGTAGGCTGTAGCTAGAGCTAGAATAGTTGATTGAGTGTTTAATTCATTAGCGTAGAGTGTTTGGACTTGAGCCAGAGAGAGGGCTGTGCCGTTAAAGAAAGCTACATCGTCAAGAGAACCTTTAAAATAGGTAGCATTTGCACCAGTATTATTAGAACAGCCCACACGAACATAATTAGTTGCTTGGAAAGCAGCAGCATTTGTCCATGCCGTTCCTGTCCCTTCTTCAGCACCATCAATATATACATGAAGTTTTACTCCATCATAAGTCCCTACAACATGATGCCATGCTCCATTTGTAACAGTATTTGTGCTTAAACCTTCCTGCCAATCAGTTCCCTTAACTGTTCCAGTGTTTTTACTTGAATCTAAGGCAATTTTATTAGCACTTGTAATATAAAAGTCTATTCCTGCGTAATTAGTAACTTGAGCATGAGATTGGAAAATATATTGAGTTCCTGTCTGGGTTGTCTTTATCCATACACTTATACTAAAATTCCCACTTGGTTGAAAATCTGCCCCATCTACCGCACTAAAGGCTTGTGAAGTTCCTAGTCCTAC